CGTGGGCGAAAGAGAAAGCGCCAGAGCGCCGGTCGTGATGTTTGAAACCAAGCGCCATGAGCCGGAGGCCCGAACGAAGAACTCCGAAGTGCCCGTGTTTGACCAAAACGATCCATTGGCCACACTGCCGGGGTCACTGGCTTGTTCGTAGAAGTTGCCAAGCGCCAGAAGGCCCTGCCCTTCAATTGCTGAGGCGGTATTGGCGCCCGTGACATCGGCCCCTCCGTAAATATCCAGCGGAACGCCAGGAGAGTATTGAGGCACAACAGTCGTGCCGGGCGCGAGAAGCGCAAGCATGGGTTTATGCAAAAACAGATAGCTAGTTGCGCCGCTTGATGTCGCCTCTTTCCGAAACATTATTTCAGCCCATGCGGCACTAGCTGGGGCGGTTCCAACAGCAGATAACAGTGGCCACAAATCCGGCTCCGTAGGTGATGACAAAATCGCGTTGTTAGTCGGTCCCCCCGTATAACTTAAAACGATCCCGGCCGCATTTCTCCACTCTATATATGAGCGTATCAAACAGCGATGCGCCGACACGTTCGCGCGCAATCCAACCTTGTCGCCCGGCTGCACTTTGAGCGGAAACCCGGTCACGCTGTTGCGCTGAGGCCGCCATCGAATATCTGTATATCCGACAGTGCTTGCGTCGGGTTGGTAAACCATAAGCGTTCCGCGATAAGGCGTCGCAAAAGTTGATCCAGCGGCGCGCAAGGATAACGCGCCCGTGTTGCCGGAGATCGCCGTTATACTCCAGCCATCGACGCCCGCGTAAAATTCACTATTGCCGATTGCGTTCGCGCCGATTGCAACCTGCGCGTTACTGGCCGCCGCCTCCGCCGCCGTTGCGCCCCAGCCAAGGGCCGCCGTGTTGTGGTAAATCGCACCGCTGGTCGTAATCGCCAGATAGCCATTCGTCGGGGTCTCATCGCCTTGCGTGACGCTCGTCGGCCCATCCCAGCGGATCAGGTTAGACGATGCGCCGAACGCCGTGCCGTAGCGTGAGCGGATTGAACCCACCTCGGTGATAAATGTCTCACTGGCCGTGTCGAATGACGTCTGCGAGCCAAAATTAATATCCTCCGCAAGCAGTGTGATCTGGTCCGCTGCGAGATTGATTGCTGACCCGTTCCATGTGCCGTCAACATACCCCTCCGCAGCCGTCTGCTCGATTGTCGCCGCGTTCGTAGTTGTGTTGACTGTCCAGACAAGGCGGGCCGTGGCAGAGGAGTCCGTGGCGTAGGCTTCCGCAATCTGCTGAACATGTGCTTCATTGGTGGCTACTTGAGCTTCAAGCGTCGTGATGCTGGAAGCATTTGCAGCATCGCCAGACGCACGCACGCCCTGCTCGGTAACAATGCTTGCGGCGTTGGTTGTAACCTGCCCCTGAATTGCCGAATCTGCCGCTTCATAAGCTGCCACCAGCGTGGTGGATAGCGTAGCCCGTGCGCCGGATGCATCCGCAGCAACGACTGCATCCGCTGCAATATAGGCACTCGATACCGCGCCATCCGCTGCCGTGTAGTCGGTCTGTAGCTGGACAATATTCTGCCGGTTCCGGTTCACGCCTGAAAGGATTTCCCCCGTCAGGCGATCCTTGCCCTGGAAATAGTTGATCCAGCCGCGCGCTAACCCGCCAAGGCGATTTGTCAGGCTATCGCGTGGCAAAGGCTCCGGCGTACCGGTTATGTCGTCTCCGGGTGCAATAGCCATTAGCTCGCATCACCCCACGTAACGCCTGTCACCGTGAATGCGACCGGCTCAGCTATTTTGAAATGCAGGATCGTCTGTGGCCTGCGTCCGCGTCCGTTCTGGTTCCACTTGGATCGCTCGTCATAAGCGCCTTGTGCGCCAAGTTTGCGTGACCGGAAGCTCGACCATGTGTTGCCATTATCCGTCGATATGCGCATCTGAATAACTGGCGCAGAGCCATCGCCAGCAGCCAACCCGCCGCCTTTCGATCCATCCACCATGATCGGGCCAAGCGCAGGGCGACCCGCGTCATGCGGGATATGTGCGGTAAACTCGCGTGTAATATCCGTTCCCAGCGTCTCAGCATCTGCCTGTTCATCGGTTGCGTAATCCCGGCTAAGCCGCATGAATGCCGTTCCCGTGCGTTTGGTAGCGTATTGCGCGCCCCCGGCTGTAAGGATGCGCGAGAAGGCCCACGTGTCGCTGCTATCGGTCTTGCGAAGGTGCCAGTCCTGTGTCCCGCCCTTCAGCACAGCGCAGAAGTTTAGCCCGTTCAGGACGTAGAACTCATCGCCTTCTGCCTTGTAGGTCGATGCAATCAGATCCGATGCCGTCTCAGCCGCAATCAGGCGCGACAGCCAGGGCGGGCTGATGGTTTGGGCGTTGGCGCCGGACAGCACGACCACGTTATTCGTCGGATCGACCCAGACCGGGCCATATGACGTGATCGCAATCGTATCGCGTGCCTTGCACCCTGTTGGCACCACACTGGATGCGCGGCTGAACGGATCAGAGGCATTCGATGGCTCAGAATACCACATCTCAAGCGTCTCAGTACCGAACATCAGGGCCATCTCTGCCCACCGTCGCACCGCAACCAGATTATCCGGCGAACCTTCAGCCGTGTAGAAGTTCAGGCCCGTGATATCGTCAAAGTCCAGAACAGACGAGTAGAAGAACTGGCCCGCTGTCGTGGTCATCAAAAGCCGTTGGCTCATCACAGTAACCGACGTAATCCCTGACGGGAAATCAACATCTGTCGCTGCGGCGATTGTCGTACCCGCCGAGACGTAAACCGTACCGCCGGACAGGATGGCAAGCTCAGTCTGCGATATGGCCACGTCAGCCCTGTCTGTGCCGCTCACAGTGCCGGTTATCGTGCCAAACGTGCCGGTAGACGGAACCCATGTTCTCAAGGTCGTGCCGTCGAGGATCAGCACCTTGCCAGAGGCGAACGCATCCTCTTGCGCCATCGCCCGGATATTTCCCTGAATGACGTTGCCAGCGTCCTTGTCCATCGTGCCAGGCGTCGTCATCAGCTTGATCGGACGGGCCGGGTCAGACTCGTTTGGCTCGGCATACATGTTGACCAGCACCTTCTCCGAGTCACCGGGGAAGGCACGGGCCGAATGTCCTGTGGCGAAGACTGCGCGTGGCATTATTCAGGCGTCAGTTCACCACGGATCACCTCATCCGCATCCGCTGCCGTGGTGATGACCTCCGCAAGGTCGGGCCGCATTTCCTTGGCCATGCGAATGCGTGTCGAGTGGTGCAGAGTCTCCCAATCTTCCGGGATCGTACCTGCACCGACGCGCGGGATTTTCAACTCCTCGAATACCTCTTCCGGTGACTGCTCCTCGTCTGCCGGGTAATCATTCGGATCGGGGTCAAGCAATGGCTCGGCTTCGACCGCATCAACACGGACAAAGCCCTCAAGCGCAGACAGCTTGGCGATCAGCTTCTCATCGTCAATCTCATGCGTCTGGCCCAACTGGAATGATACGCCCCATATGTCGCGCGCGTCCCAAGGCCCTTCATAGCGAAATACTGCCATCAGTCGTCTCCTAGAAGTAAATGTGTGGTGTGGTCTCGTGGTCGGACCCCTGCGCGATGATTTCGCGTATCAGGGCTTCGCCAGAGCGTTTGGCAGAAATGTATTGGGCGGACTCGCTAAGCGACATAAACGAGGTGGCGCAGTTAGCCCCCACCATGATGGTCATGCCCCGCGCTACGCTTTCAGGGATGGCAGAGACGGCCCAATAGGCCAGCTTCTTCTCTTCCAGCTCTGCCATGATTTCAGCAATCGCCAGGTCGACCGTGGCGTCATCCTCAGTCGAGGGCGTTTCGCCGCCGATAGTGACGTTCAGGTAAAGCAGGACGCGGGCCACAAGCCCGGCTTGGTCAACGGCCATCGGCTGCCTCCAGTGCGTTCATGACGTCCGCCAGTGTCAGGGAATGCTCAACCATGCCCTCAAAGTGGCGCAGGCGAATGTCAGGATCGACCCAGCTTTCAACGCCCATCTCGGCGGCCCGGCGGCAAAAATAGTAATCCTCGCCAACGTCAAACCCGTCCTCGTCAATCTCGTACCAGAACCATTTATGAAGCTGGGCCGTGACGGTCGGGCCGGAATCCCGCGTCTTGTAAGCAGGTGCTCTCCCGCTCTCGATCAGGTCAAGAAACACAGACGCCCGAACCAACATGAATGCCGTTGCTACGCCGCGTGTCTTCACAAGGCCGTCAGGGCCGCGCACTGGTGCACTCGTGCCGGTATTGCAGGCGACCGTGCCACCTTCGCCCCAGACCTTCGTGCGGCGCTGCGGCGCGCCTGCAATGATATCCTTATCGTGTCCGATCAGGCGGAACACGTCCTTGGCATCGAAAGCAATATCGCCATCGACCCAGAGAATCCAATCGGCATTGAACGCAAGCGCCGCAGCGGTGAGCACGTTGCGGTTCTTCGGGAGCACAGAGCACCCCTTGTTGAAAAACCGTTTCATGTACA